GGCTGGATGCTTCAGGCGGAAAACTACTTCATCATCCAAGATGGGTTTAGCAGGCCGCTCATTTGGGATGGAGCCACCCTTCGGAGAGCCGCCAATGACGAGATCAAGTGCGGCACGGTCATGGGCTACGTTCAAGGTCGAATTTGGTACGCGCTTACAAATGGCTTGTCGTTCCGAGCGACCGATCTTGTTTACGGAAACGGAGAGCGTTCAGACGTTCTCAAGGAGACCGAAAACACTTTCTTGAACGAAGGTGGCGATTTTACTGTCGCTCAGGATTCTGGAGGCATCACCGGCATCGGTATTCCCGCAGTTCTCAATACCGCGCTTGGGCAGGGTCCGCTGCTCATCATGACCCCCAAATACGTTTTCGCGATCAACGCTCCAACGGATCGAACGGCTTGGAAGAACCTGAACTACCCGATTCAGTCCATTTCGCTCGTCAATTACGGGTCTGTGTCGGCCAGGTCCTGCGTTACGGTCAATGGCGACGTGTACTACCGGGCACCGGACGGCATCCGATCTTTCTTTGCCGGCCTTCGGCAATTTAGCGATTGGGGCAACACTCCATTGTCCAATGAGATGTCGTTTTTGCTTAAACAGGATCAACCCGATCTGTTGGCCTACTCATCCGGCATCACGTTCGACAACCGGCTGCTGATGACTTCCTCTCCGTACAATTCGGACAAAGGAATCTTGCATCGGGCATTGTCGGTTCTTGAGTTTAATTTGATTTCCGGAATCAAAGGCAAGCTGCCTCCATCATGGGAAGGCATGTGGACCGGACTCGACATTCATCAACTAGTCAAAGTCGAGTATGCCGGGAACGAAAACGCTTACATCATTTCCCGAAACGCCACGACTCTTGCAGTTGAGATTTGGGAAATCACAAAGGACGCCGACGCGGACAGCCCTTCCGATTCCGTTCAAACTCCGATTCAATGGGAGATCCAAACCAAAGCGTACAACTTTGACCAGCAACAGTTTAAGAAACGCTTGGACTCGGCAGAAATTTGGGTGGACGACATCCGAGGCACTTGCGTTTTTGACGTAAAGTACAAGCCCGACCAGTACCCATCTTGGGTTTGCTGGAATACTTGGTCTGAGTGCGCCAATATCAACCTTTGCTCAGGATCCGGTTGCGGTGCTCCGATTCAGAACCTTCAGCCTCAATACCGCCCCAAAATGCGTTTGCCGACGCCTTCGGATGCTTGCGATCCGGTGCTTGGCGAACAGTTCAAACGCTTGTTCGATGTCCAGTTGCGGATTGCAATGACAGGGCATGCGCGGATAAAACTTCTACGGGTGAATGCCATTGAAGTTCAGGAGCCTACCGTGGGCGAATGCCGAACCGATTCGGCGTGTTTTTCCTTGGCGTTGAACTGCTCAAGCCAAACGAATTGCGATTGCTCGATGCTGGATACCTGCGCTCAATACCTGTTTGCGTACCGTTCTGACCCTGGAAACTGATTCCGCTTATGCCGACCCTTCAAACCACATTGATTTCGTTGACGCCTCCGACGTTGCCGGTCAACTACTGCCCAAGCAGCTACCAGACCCTTGCCAATGACCTGATCGGACAAACGGTGGCGCAGTTCCGGTCAACTGCTGGAAATCTTTACTACAACACGGGAAGCTCGGCACCGACTGCGGACAATCGAATTTATCCTTGGTTGGATGTTGATGGAAACTGGTGGATTTGGAGCACGTCATACACCGCTTGGATTAGAATCAATCCTTCCGCAGCGGGTAGCTCTGAACGACGGATCTGGGTGGGATCGACTACCGCACTTCTTTCCTACGATGGCGGTGACGGCACTTCCACGGTTTACGCTGCCGCAGGTCCCATGTGGGAAGTGGACACCGTAATGTCCGCAGTGTTCCCCGTTGGTGTCGGAACATTTACGAATAGCGGAGTTGTTTCTGTTGGACAAAGTACCACAAGCACTTCCGTTGTTGGTGAGGATAAGCATGTTTTGCTGGCTGCCGAAATCCCTTCCCATACTCACGTCATTGAAAATCAAGGGGCTGAAAAAGCGCAACGCGGATCTGCGGATTTCCTTGCCGCAACCAATCTTGCAAATCCTGAAAGCACGATTGATCTAAAAACGACTAATTCGTTCGGTGGAGATACAAGCGGCAACACCGTGGCCCACAACAACCTGCCTCCGTTCTACGGCGTCTATTTCATCAAGCGCACCGCACGAATCTATTACGCGAAATGAAACTCCTTTTCTCGCAAGTTAAGCCTCTTGTCGCTCGCGTGCTTGGGTTCTGCGTGGACGACGCTCGCGTAGCTTCTTACACCAACGAGGCGATCCGACGATTGCTGAACAAAGGCTTGTGGGCCGGATGTTACGGTCGATTCACGATCTATACCACAGACGGCTGCATCGTCTGGCCGCGCATGATCGAGACCATCGAATCCGTGGCGACCTGCTTCGGGGTGGGCCAAGTTCGCAATCAATGGTTTGAATTCCTTGAGGGCGGATTCGGCCTGCAATCCGGCGGAACGGAAGTGACCCCTTGGGGTGGCGCGTACTATTCCGGTTCCAACCTGCTCGATAGGGGGTCGGTCTGTTCCTACAAGGAATTGTCGGGCAACACGACGAGCAAGATCCGGACGTACCCCGGCGATTCCTCGGACGCTGGCAAATACATCACCTTGCAAGGGTACGATCAAAACGGTAACTGGATCCGCACCACCACTGGACCCGGAGGTGCCTGGATTGACGGCGAGCGCATCGCCCTGGCCATGCCGTTCTGCCAAACTACCAACTACTTCACTTCGCTCACCACGGTCATTCGCGAGGCGACCAATACGGTGTCAAGGCTCTACGAGTACAACACCACGACCACGCTTGAGATCGACATTGCCGTGTACGACCCGGACGAAACTCTTCCGGAGTACCGCAAGAGCATGATGCCGATCAACTGCACGCCCACCAGCGGATCGACTTGCGGATGCACCACCGATGGAACTGTTCCGGTCACGGTAATGGCCAAGCTCCGCCACATTCCGGTCAGCCAAGACAATGACCTTGTGATTCCGCCTTGTCCGGATGCAATCAAACTCATGGTTCAGGCGATTCGAAAGGAAGAGAACGATCTTCTACCGGAGGCCGTTCTGTACGAAAACAAGGCTGTGCAAACGCTTCAGGAACAGACTATGCAATTCCTCGGTGACGCGGTCGCCCCGATTCGCATGGTCGGCATGAACATTTCCGGTGGTGGCTTGAACACAATTTACTAATTATGGACCCAATTTATGGAGGAATTCTAGGCGGTGTTGGAAGCCTTGTGGGCGGGCTTCTTGGTGCCGGTAGCAAGCCGAAGATTCCCGCATTCACGCCAGTTGACGCCGCAGCCGAGCAATCCAAAGCGATTCAGGGTAATCTTGCCAATTTTGATTCAGCTTCACAGCTTGCCGCAAAAACCAGTTCCGCCGATCAGGCCGCGCTTACTGAGCAACTCCGAAAGGCGATTCCCGGCTATGACCAAATCATTTCCAAAGCATCCCAAAACATCCAAAGCCAGCTTGGTGGAGAAATTAATCCGGATGTATCTTCTCAGGTTCAACGATCCTCAGCGGCTAAGGCGCTTGCTGGCGGGTATGGCGCAAGTTCGGGCCTTGGGCGTAGTCTTACCGCCCGCGATCTTGGTTTGACCTCAATGGGCATTCAGCAGCAGGGGTTTGGTAATGCGCTGAACTACATTCAGAATCAACGCTCCACGGCCACCGCGCAGCCAATGAGCGTTAGCTCCATGTTCCTGTCGCCACAGCAGCGCATTGGAACTGCTCAGTTCAATGCGAGCGGCGCCATGCAGCAGGGCAACCTTCAGGCTCAAGCGAATGCGATGCCTGACCCGACTTTGGCTGCGTTGGGAAACTCGTTCCAACAGTTTGGCGGATTGGCTGCTGGCTATTCATTTCAGTCTAGCCTAAACAACCAAGCACAGCAGAACATGATGTCCATGTACGGCGGACTGAACCCTTACGGGTACAACTCGTATGCAAATCTGAGTCAGAACTACACGCCTAATTCGTTTATTCCGCATGATGCTGGTGGATCCTGATTTTTATGGCAAACGATAACACTTTTTTGCAGGCATTCGGAGCCGGATCGTCGCTAGCCGACAAGGCAAGGAACTACCAGCTTTCATTGGCCCACCTGGCTTTGCAGCAGGAACAGCAGTCCGTTGCATCACAACAGGCGGCATTGGCTCTTCAGACGCACGGTTACGCATTGCAGCATCAAAAAGAGCAGGACGCATTTCTCGCCGAGGATCTCCCCAAGGTTCAGGAATGGCAAAAACAATATCTCCAATGGAATGCCAAAGGCGACCCTACGGCTACATTCCCTGAACCTCCAAGCGACCTAAAAAGCATTACTGCTCTAAAGACAGTTGGAGACATGACTGGCCCTGTGATCCAGAACTTGCCAATGGCTCAGAATCGGTTCTATCAGAAACAAGCTTACGACAGCCAGATGGAACAGCTTAACCAATCTCAAAAGGTTCTTAACGAAGAAGGCCAACATCAAATAATTTTGGACAACAGCGGTGGATTGGATCAAAACGGTCGAATTGATCCGGCAAAGTCCAAAGCAATTTTCGACGCTGCCGCACCAATCCTTTTGACTCGAAAAAAAGAAAATGACGCCATGAAAGCGGCGCTATTTGGAATGCGTTTGGCTCCTGGATCGACTGTTCCTGAAGGAGCTGCGGTCCCTGGCGGTCAAACCGGAGTGGCACAAGCTGCCGTAAAAACTGCCGGTGGAGTTCAAGGCCAGAAAGCAAAAGACGCCCTTGAAACCCTTCAGGCTCAAGGTCGTGTTTCAAATGATCCGGTTGAAGCTCAAACGGTCAAAACTGTTTATGAGCAAGGCAAGGCTTCTCCTCCCAACGATCTTCTTAAGACTTTTAATAGTTCCGATATTGCTATTGCAGGATTGAATCGCGCATTTTCGCTCATTGAGGATTTCAACAAGAAATACGGATCCAAGGATCGCCCCGATGCTTTCGGCGATTACGTTGGTCCAATCGACAAGCCAAAGTTTAATCTTACTGGCAAGTGGAAGGGTTTGACTACTCAGGAGCAAATGGACGCAAAGGATGCTCACACGCAGATCAAGAGCGTTGTGGACAACTACCGGAAAGGTATGTACGGAGTAGCACTTTCGCCGACCGAGCAAAAAGAATTTGCTGATTTGATTGGGTCGGCCAACAACAACGATTACGTCAATTCCGTATCGTCATTTGCCAAGACGCTCAAAAACTCAAATGAACGGATTGTGCGCCGGTACCCTTACGCCCAAGATTTTAGTGTGGACACGATCAAGATGTACGCGCCTGAATTGATCAAATCGGGCACTGCCCCTGCGGCTCCATCGGTGGGCCAGCCTGCTGGTGGTATAGATATGTCTGCTGTTGAAGCTGAAATGAAAAGGCGTGGCTTAACTCCAAAATAAAATGCCAGACTATTCTTCTCTATCTGATTCAGATTTGATGTCTCTGCAAAAAGGAGATTACTCATCTTTGTCCAATGATGGCCTTCTGTCTCTCAAACGACAATCTGCCCCTGCTCAACCATCCGCCCCCGTTGGCGAAATGCGTCGGCGCGAAGGTGAGGGGGAGATTTCCGCTCTAAACCAAGCTGTGCAGGAATCAAAACCTGGGTTTTTGGACAGTCTTGGAGGAGCCATTGAGGCCGGAACAGCAGCGCAGCAGTTCAGCTTGCCGACGGATACGCCACAGCAACGCAGTGTGAATCGCGCCAAAGGCGCTGGAGTAATTGCGGGAGTGGTTGCGCCGGAACTGGCCGCTATGGCTGCTCCTAGTGTTTTTGCCGCCGCGCCAACAGCCGGGTTTTTAGGTGGTGCAGCTCGCGTTGGCAGTCTCGCAGCAAGCGGTGCGCTTAGTGGTGCCGCTCAACAGGGCACAGAGGAAGCGTTGTCTGGAATGCAGGAAGGGGCCGGCACGCGCATTGCCGAATCTACCGGACTGGGGGCCGGACTAGGCGCTTTGGGAGCAGCAGTGGAGCGATACCTACCAACAGCTT